AAGAGGCTGCAACAACTTGCTGGTCACCTTTAGCGAGTTCGCGGCGATCAAAGGCTGCGCTAAGGGCACGGTGACGGCCGCCACGAAGTCACGCATCGCTGAGGCGGTGGTGGAGAAGGACGGTAATCGGTGGCTGGATCGCGATCGGGCGCTGGAGCTGTGGGACCGGAACACGAAGGCGACGCACAACGCGAAGGTGCGTGTGGCCGACCCGATCGAGGTGCAGAGCCCGCGGGAACTGCGGCAACGGATCGACGCGCTGCCGGATGATGCCATCCCCGAGCTGAACGAGAGCCGTGCGCGGCGTGAGCACTACCAAGCGGAGCTGGCGAAGCTGCAGGTGGCGCTGCAACGGAAGGAGTTGGTGCCGGCGGATGAGGTGAAAAAGGAGGCCTTCCAGATCGGGCGGAGCATCCGCGAGGCGCTGGCCAACCTGGCCGACCGGCTGAGCCACCAGCTGGCGGGTGAGACTGATCCGGCGGTGATCCACCAGCTGCTGAGCGATGAACACCGCGATGCGCTGCTGGCGCTGCAAGAGGTGCAGTGATGAGCACCTGGCGCACAGCGTTCATGGAGGGCCTGCGGCCTGAGCAGCCGCTGACAGTGAGCGAGTGGGCGGACAAGCACCGAAGGTTGAGCAGCAAGGCGAGCGCTGAGCCTGGGCCGTGGCGCACCGGGCGGACGCCGTACCTTCGCGAACCGATGGACTGCCTGAGCAGCTCGAGCAGCGTGCAGCGGGTGGTGATGATGTTCGCGGCTCAGACGGGCAAGACCGAGAGCGGCAGCAACTGGCTCGGCTATGTGATCGCGCACGCACCGGGGCCAATGCTGCTGGTGCAGCCCACGGTGGAGATGGCCAAGAGGCTGAGCAAACAGCGCCTCGAGAGCCTGATCACCGAGACGCCGGTGCTGGCGCAGAAGATTGCGCCGAGTCGCAGCCGGGACAGCGGCAACACGATGTTCGCGAAGGAGTTTCCCGGCGGAATGATGCTGCTGACCGGGGCGAACAGCGCGACGGGCCTGCGCTCGACGCCGTGCCGCTACATCTTCTGCGACGAGATCGACGCCTTCCCGACGGATGTGGACGGTGAAGGCGACCCGGTGAGCCTGGCGGAGAAGCGGGCGACGACGTTTGCGCGGCGGAAGATCCTGCTCACCAGCACCCCGACCGTGAAGGACTTCAGCCGGATCGAGGCTGAGTTTCAGCGCAGCGACCAGCGGCGGTTCTACGTGCCGTGCCCGAGCTGCTCGGAGATGCAGTGGCTGAAGTGGCCGCAGCTGAAGTGGGAGAAGAACGACCCGAGCACGGCGGTCTACGAGTGCGAGCACTGCCGCGAACGGTTCGCTGAGATCCACAAGCCGGCGATGTTGCGCAAGGGCGAGTGGCGCGCGACGGCCCCGAGCGATGGCAAGACGGCCGGCTACCAGCTGAGCGGGCTCTACTCACCGCTGGGATGGCTGAGCTGGGCCGACATGGTGGACGACTTCCTGCGGGCCAAGACCGACGCGCCGATGCTCAAGAGCTTCGTCAACACCCGGCTGGCCGAGACGTGGGAGGAAGACTTCGCCAGCAAGGTGAGCGCCGACGCGCTGCTGCAGCGGTGCGAGCCGTATGCGTCGGGCCAGCTGCCGGAGGGCGCGCTGGCGGTGACGATCGGCGTGGACGTGCAGGGCGGCGGCGGGTCGGCCGGCGACCGCCTAGCGGTGAGCGTGTGGGCGTGGGGCCGGGACGAGGAGGGCTGGCTGGTGGATCACCAGGAGATCTTCGGCGACCCGTGTCAGGCGGAGGTGTGGAAGCAGCTTGACCTGCTGGTGCTGCATGAGTGGGAGCACGCGGCCGGCGTGAAGCTGCGCGCGGACGTGGTGTGCGTGGACTCGGGCGGCCACGCGACGGCGGAGGTGTACCAGTACGCGCGGGAGCGGCAGAGCGTGGGTGTGATCGCGATCAAGGGCCAGAGCCAGCGGGGCAAGGCGCCGATCGGCAAGGCGAGCAAGGTGGACATCAACGCGCAGGGCCGGACGCTGAAGCGCGGCGCGCAGGTGTTCCCGGTGGGCAGCGACACGATCAAGACCACGCTGTTCGGGCGGCTGAAACACAACGAGCCGGGGCCGGGCTACCTGCACTTCCACGCACAGACGGGCGAGGAGTATTTCGAGCAGCTGACGGCAGAAAAGCAGGCGCTGCGGTATGTGAAGGGTTTCCCCGTGAGGGAGTGGGTGAAGAAGCCAAGCGCGCGTAACGAAGCACTGGACACGCTGGTGTACAGCTACGCGGCACTTCACCGGCTTTACCAGCGCCATGACAGGCGCACGGTCTGGGATCAGTTTGAGCGGCGCCTCATGGACGCGCGCGAGGGCAAGCCACAGCCGAAGCGCGCAACGGCGCCTCGCAACTCGTTTACGACCCAGTGGTAGGCCTTAAGGCGGCCTCAAGCAGGTAGGCCGCAAGGTTTGAGACAGTGCGCTGCTCAGCCAGCGCGCGCTGTCTTAACAAATCAGCCACGGCCAGCGGGAGAACTACCTGAACCCGGACACTCTGCGCCATGCTCTGATCGTGGTAAGATTTGGGTATAGGCGACAGCAAACCGCAGCCGCCTTGCTTTGATCCTAATGCAATCGGAGGACTACTACCTTTCAGCGCACTGGCGCACCAAGCGACTGAAGCGCTTAGAGCACGATCGTTTCACTTGCCAAGGCTGTGGCATCACGCAGCCGCAGCTTGCCGAACTTGGGTGGCCTTCATTGGAGGTTCACCATCGCAATGCAGGCCCACCGGACTACCGCTACCCGTCTTTTGGCAACGAGCCGCTGTCAGACCTCCTGACGTTGTGCCGCGACTGCCACGACGGCATTACCAACTCTGTCCGGCGCCAGCGCTTCAAGCTCGACCCACGCAAGCAGGTGCAGCCAGTGATCGTGCAGGCGCCATCCCTAAACGTTCCATCACGCAAGCAACGTGTCCAACCTGACCCAGATCCAGATCTCAATCACGGGCGAGAGCCCATTGCTCTGCCACAACGGCCAGACCGCCGATCCGCGCAACGCCTACGCCAAGGCGATGAAGGCCGTCAGCAGCAAGCGCAAAAAAACGGACGCTGACTACGACGAGCTGGCCCGCTTGGAATGGCTGGCAGGCCTCTATAGGTTCCGTGACCAGCTGGTCATTCCCGATTACGTGCTAGAGGCCGTGTTTATTGCCGGGGGCAAGAAGTCAAAACGCGGACAGCAAGTGAAGTGCGGCCTGTTCTTCACGGACCATGCACCGCTTGATTTCGACGGTAAGCCTGAGACAATCAACGACGACACGCTTACCGGCATGTTTGCTTCGGGTGAGTTCACCCACACGGTTGGCGTGAAGGTGGGCATGGCCAAGGTGATGAGGACGCGGCCGCTTTTCAGGCACTGGAGCCTAGATGCCACCGCTTACTTTGATCCTGATGTGCTGAACCTTCGCGACATGGAGGAGGTGGCTGTCGATGCTGGCAAGCTGGTCGGCATTGGCGACTGGCGCCCCAAGCATGGGCGGTTCAGTGCTGGCATCCGCGAGGTGTAAGTCCAGATTTGGCGGGGCGCGGCATGGCGTGGCCGGATGCGGCTGGGCTAGGCGAGGCTGGTCCCGGCGGGGCGCGGCAAGGGTCACAGACGGTGGCACGGAGGCTTCGGCCTCCCTGCCACCCTCACGAGGGTGGCTAGGTTGGGCCGACTACGGCATGGCTGGCCGAGGTCAGGTCTGGTGAGGCGAGGCATGGACCCATTACTGGGTACGATTAACAAAAGGCACAGGTCGAAGCCGTGAACATCCCCGCCCAGATCCGAGCAGGCGACACGGTGAAGTGGCGTGATAATGCCGGCCGCGACAATCTGGGCGAGCCGATCAGCAGCAGCGACGGTTGGGCGCTGTACTACTACCTGCGCACCAACACCGCGAGCGAAGGCGCCACGGTGACGGGCGTGGCTTTCGGCACCGGGTGGGAGTTCACGATCTCGCAGGCCACCACCGCTGCGTTCGATGCAGGCGCATGGTTCTGGCAGGCCGAGGCCCGCAACAGCGGCGTGCATGTGACGCTGGGCGCCGGGCAGCTCGAGGTGCTGGCAGGGCTGACCTACACGGGCACCCCTGGGGCGTTCGATGGCAGAAGCCAGGCGCAGAAGGATCTCGACGCGGTGCAGGGTGCGATCCGCGCGATGATCGCGGGCGGTGCGGTGGCTGAGTACACGATCGGCAGCCGGCGGCTGAAGAAGATGGAGCTGGCCGACCTGCTGGCGCTGGAATCTAGTTTGAAGGCCAGCGTGAAGCGCGAGCAGGCCGCGCAGCTGCAGGCCAACGGCCTCGGCAACCCTCACAACCTCTTCGTGCGCTTCTGATGGGCATCCGATCCTCAATCCTCGGCTGGCTGCAGCGCGGCACACCTGAGCCGACCCCGGCACCGCGGCGACGGATGTATCAGGGCGCGATGGTGAGCCGGCTCACCAGCGACTGGGTGACGGGCGGCAGCAGTGCCGATGCTGAGATCAAGGGCAGCCTGCCGCGGTTGCGCAACCGCTCGCGGCAGCTGGTGCGCGACAACGACTACGCGCGCCAGGCGATCCGCGCGGTGAAAAACAACGTGGTGGGCACCGGCATCAAGATGCAGGCGCAGGTGCGGATGGTGCGCGGCGGTGGCCGGCTGGACCAGTCGGTGAACGATGCGATTGAGAACGCGTGGAAGGTGTGGAGCAAGAAGCAGCACTGCCACACCGGCGGCCGGCTGAGCTGGCACGACATGGAGCGCTTGGTGATCGGCGCGATGGCCGAGTCGGGCGAGGTGTTCATCCGCAAGGTGCGGCAGCCGTTTGGCGGTGGAAAGGTGCCGTTCGCGTTGGAGGTGATCGAGTCGGATCTGCTCGATGACACCTACACGGGCAAGAGCACGATCGACGGCAACGAATGGCGGATGGGCGTTGAGTGCGACCGCTGGGGCCGGCCGGTGCAGTATGCGTTCCTGAGGAAGCACCCCGGCGACACGCCGGTGCAGGGCGCGCCCGGAATGCGCCACCAGATGATCCCGGCATCGGAGATCATTCACCTCTACCTGATTGATCGGCCCGGCCAGACCCGCGGCGTGCCTTGGCTGGCGAGTGCGATCCAGCGGCTGCATCACCTGCAGGGCTACGAGGAGGCCGAGGTGATCCGCGCGCGGGCGAGCAGTGCGCTGATGGGTTTCATCGAGAGCCCCGAGGGCGAGCTGATGGGCGATGAGGTGATGAACGGCGATCGGGTGTCGAATTTCGAGCCCGGCGTTTTCAAGTACCTGGCACCCGGCGAGAAGGTGACGGTGCCGGCGCTTGATCCGCCTGATGGGCAGTTCGAGCCGTTCCTGCGGGCGATGCTGCGGGCCATGGCTGCGGGCCTGGGCTGCAGCTACGAGAGCGTGAGCCGCGACTTCAGCCAGACCAACTACAGCAGCAGCCGGCTGTCGCTGCTCGAGGATCGGGACCACTGGCGCGCGCTGCAGCAGTACCTGATCGAGAACCTGCACCAGCCGGTGTTCGAGGCATGGCTGGAAATGGCGGTGCTCAGCGGCACGCTGGGCCTGCCGTTCTACGAGACCGACCCCGAGCGTTACCGGCAGATCCGGTGGATGCCGCGCGGCTGGGCGTGGGTGGATCCAGCCAAGGAGGTGCAGGCCTACAAGGACGCGGTGCGCTGCGGCTTCAAGACCTTGGGCGAGGTGGTGGCCGAGCAAGGCGGCGACCTTGAGGAGCTGATGGTGGCCAGGGCCGCCGAGCTCGAGATGGCCGACGAGCTGGATCTGATCTTCGACACCGACCCGCATGAGGTGAACGGCTCAGGCACCGAGCAGCCGGGTGATGTGACCGAGGATCAGGCTGAGGAGATGGATCCGGCCGGTGATCCCGACTCGGCAGACGATAATGGCGAAGATGACACCGAGGACACCGATGGACCTATCGCGTGATCTTGAGGGGCAGCTGCTGAAGCGCGCCGAGGTAGCTGACTTCCAGGTCAGCGAAGACGAGCGCAGTATCGAGTTCCCCTTC